CTACGGTCCAAGACCGCTGCCCTTCCTATGAGGAAGGGAGCCAACGGCGTTTTAGTGCAACTGCGCCGTGCAGTGCAGAATGCTCTAAATGTAGAGTATCCCTAGAGACAAGAGGGTTTTTGAGGTCCTCTAGCCTTTGGAAGCTCTTAAATAGAGCGCCGTACCCCTCCAGCACATCTGTGCGATGCACCGGGACCGGGACCAACGATCGATATTCAAATCGTTGGAGATTCTTGTTCCATCTCTCGATGGAGCAATGTCCCAGATAGGAGACACGGCCAAGGCCAGCACTATCTTCAGGTACGCAGGGTAATTTCCCTACGACCCTTTCAACGCAATTAAGCATGAAAGAGGAAGTCTGCCAGTAACCCTTTTTGTAAAAGGAGTTAGCGGTAGCTACCCACGAGATAATATGCTTGGCTTGCTGTCTGTTCTTAGGACGGACTTGTCGTAGATACGTAGGTGTTACCTCGTACCCACGATAAGCGTCGACACCACATGACTCTCGGAAGCTTCCGCTCACGAAAGTCTTATTGGTATTTACCTTGCAATTGTACTTTCGCAGGTAATCAAGAACAGTCATCGCATTCGACGACGGGACGATTATATCGTCACCGTAGACGTAAACCTCTCTACTTACTCGAAAGCAGTTAGAGTAGGTCACAGGAAGGTTATGCACCCTAAGCAAAGCCATTACACATAATGTGTAAAAGTACATGGCCTCGATAGGGAAACACAGAGCGCTACCCATTGAAGCAAATTTGCCGAGAGGTCCGATAATTCGGCCATCAGGCAACTCTGCTCGAGTTGATCGACACGCGTTGATCGCATCCTGAAGATCAGGATTCGAACGAAACATCTCCAGTGCAAGTGAAAGAGGAACTCTATCACTAGCATCAGAGAGATCAATCGTTGCTAATTGACCAGTCGATGAACCATCAATCGCAAGACGCTGGTTGATACTCTGATCAGTAAAATTTACATGACCAGATGTCATCCAGTGTGACTCGATTGTTCTATAAAGAACATCCCGAATCCCTTGTTGTACAAACTGCATACAACAAGGCTCAATAGCGATGATGCGGGGACTTTTGAGAGTCTTCGGGACTGGAACAACCCTAACAGGACGTTCATCAGTCTCTGGGACGATCGTTACTAATTTGAGCTCCGTCGCGGTTTCTGGTATACCCAAAGGGTACCCATTATCAACGAGCGGAAAATACGGCTCAAGACGATCATACCAAAACTGCCATAGAAATTTCTGATTTCCAGAAATTCCTTCTGCAGTGGCTCCAGGGCCGTGTTTAGGGCGACATTGTTCAAGAGAAATTCCCCGAACAAGATTGCCCCATAGCACAGAAGAGACGCTTTTAAAATAAGCAATCTCTCCGTCTTGGAGTGAAAATTCTTCAAAAGATCGCTCAATATCGGCGAAAGACTGAAGAGCGAGCGCTGTCCTCTCTGGAGAGCACTCAACCTCAATTTTCTTGAAGAGTAGGCAAATCTGCCTAACTGATTCAACAATACTGGGGAAATCTTCATCATAGTCGTTAATCCTTCCTGTCTCATGGTCGAAGATTAGACTGATCATACCCTTCAAGAATGAAGGGATTGATCCGACTTTCCGGAAACCCTGGAAAGAAGTTGAGTCTATATACCCATTTGCTAGGCTTCTTTCGAAGTCCCGACAAAAATTGGGTAGGGTAATCGTCAAAAACGAAAAACCCTCTTCTTCGACCCGTGATCTGATAGTTCCAAGGTCACGTAAATCAGAGACATCAGCGATGCACTTGTTGCAGGCGTCTATATAGACAGCGTGCAACAACTCCAGTTGGTCACTTACGTTGCTTTTCAAGTTGCCTCCTCGATAAGGGGGTCAGCTTCAAGCTACACAAGTCTGCATGTACCGACGCCAAAGGGCGCCGGCCAATCCGACACCCCACAAGAAAAGCATCAGAGTCACAGAGCTCCCAAAAGGGAGTTCATAAGTGGAGCAATTAGGTAATCTACCTGATTACTCAAAGGTCTCGGTCAGAATTCTTGACCAAAGAGCTTTCCTGATGCAGTGGTATCTAGCCAGGTCTTAAGACCGGCTATAACGTAGTCTACCTGTGCCTGGGTATACCCATAATCGGGTCTATCCACGACAAGGTAAACACCAAGTGTCTCATAGTCGTTGACAGAAGTCAACGGATCTGCGACAATGGCGCGCTGATCGACACGAACCATGGACCGAATTCGGCCCTTGGACTTCGTGTGTGAAAGAGTTAATTTAAATAACTCATCGGCCGTACTGTAGATGGCTTTGAAACCATCAATTGCAATACGGGCCATCGATTTGGCGACTCCGTTAATGGTGATGGATTGTGGATCTGAAAACATGTGTAGTTGACCTCCGAAGTTATGGAGATTAACTCGCGACAGCAAGCGCTTTCTCAAGGCGCCGTTTTCTAGGTCGCAAGCAGATAGATCTTAGCAAGATGGGTGCTATCTCACTTTCGCGAGATGCCCAGAGCCGCTAAGATCGCTAATCTCTTGGGATTTAATTGGTCCCAAGAGAGGCCAAAGCCGTATGGACTACCAGCCTCCTTCCGCTGCTTTGACTCGATTACTCGAGCCCATTGCAAAAGTCGCCCGCCAGTATTGAAAGGGATGTACTGTTTAAGCACAACCCTCCTGATCTGGTGAGACATGAGGTATAGGTATTTGGACACGACGCCATCGAGAAGGGATTCTGTAACGCGATCAATATTTTGACCAACGTTAAGTCCCCAGTCAATGAGCCATGTCCAGGGTGTTGCTCTCCAGATGTTCGATGGACTCACACGGACCCCGTACATCGTCGCTTGACGCATGACACGGTTCCAAGCACTGGAATAACCAGGCTGTGATAAATCGAATTCAGGCTTATACCATTTAAACACACCGGAAGTTTGGATAAGGGAATATTTCTCTTCCCAAACCTCCCAGTTTGCTTTTCCTGGTTCCGAAAACATGGTTTCGTGGATATAGCCAGCAGGTTCACACCTGAAGCCAGTCCCCGAATCTAGTTTCGTAGTCTGAAAATCATCTACAAGGGTCCTCCGGTAATGCTGCCACTGATCGTTACCATGACTCATTCGAGACATGTAATTAGCAGTGTTTTGATATGCATTGTAAAACTTTTGCAAATCAGACAGAAACGGAGACCAACCAAATTCATGGTTGAGAAATTGATCAGCGGCCTTCTTAGGTGCCATATTGGCACTGATGGAACTTCCACCCATTTGCCTCCATGTATCATGGAAAGCTTCGGACGAAGTTTTCATCATTCGTGGTAAATCTCGCGATTCCGCGAGAAACACGAAGCCGCTGGCCATTTCAATCTTCGGCGCAGTCTTAGCCCACGCCGCAGGACCCCAGCCATCGAGAGACGGAACTGTAATAGAAGGGTTTAACATCTTACTAAAATTCGCATAATCTGCGGAAGAGTAAGAGTCGCCAGTGAATGTCGGATTGGTATAACCACCAACATATCGAACAGGCACATATCCGAGACCAGGTGTATAAACAACACCAGATCCGGAGTTGTAATCCCCCCAACCTTGAAGTTCCGGCTTAGGTAACGAGACTTTTATCTTAAGGAACGGACCACCTTCATTCCAAACTACGCCATGTTTATGGGTTTCATCCCGACAGGCCTCGATTGTTTTGTAAGGTGTATTGGGAACAACAGTAATATCCGGGGTAGGATACCCCAGATTCCACTTGTTGTTGTAGTACTGATACCATGTACCAGTACGGACTGCCCCACTTTTTGGGTGGGGCACTAACCGTGTCCTTAATCTCGTAACTCCTCGTGGCATAGCAAAACCTCCATACGCTAAACGTTAAACGGCCAAAAGACCGATGCACTGCATAACGGTCAGACATGGAGAGAACCATCGCTGATTCTCTATGCACCCCCAAG